AATGTATTATATTTCAGTATGACTTCAAGTGAGGTGTTATGCCACATCAAGTTGGGTACTGCTGTATCAATCTCACATTAGGCAAAGAAAAGATTACCACTGGAAGGACGTTACGCCAGGCTTCATTCAAGCAGGACACGAAGCTGCAGCGTACGTCCTTGCTGGCTTTGCAGAATGCCACAGATTTGGTGAAGATACTGAAGTGGAACGAGGATAACAATGTACGAGTGTTCCGAATTGGCAGCAACATCTTCCCTTGGAATTCGGAATATGAAGTGAATCAATTGCCTGATTATTCTCTTATCCTAGAATATCTACATCTGGCAGGTCAAATCATTAAACAATCTGGACAACGGGTGAGTTTTCATCCCGACCATTTTGTGAAACTTGGTACATTAAAGGATATCGTGGTTCGCCGTTCCATACATGACTTGAACCATCATGATTGGATCATGAACATGATGGGATTGCCTGCCACACATTATTATCCACTCAACATTCATGTTGGCATCTATGCTGCCATTGGCACACCCATCACGTTTGATTATTTTCATCACACATTTCATCCTGATGGATTGACAAGCAAAGAAGCTGCCATCATGGCATCTGAGACCTGGGATTACAAGCCATTGTTTCATTACAGTGAAAGCAAAAACTTGAATGAAAGTGTTCAAGGTAATCCCCGAGCACATTCCGATTATGCTCTATTGACATTGGATGATTACGGACTAAATATTGACGTTGACTTGGAAACGAAAGCGAAGGAACTGGCCTGGACACTATACGAGAGGAATAGACATGACAAAATGGTATCGTAATTCCAAGAAGGGAAAGTTGGGTGGGATTTGCGCAGGATTAAGTGAGATGTGGAATGTAGATGTGACCTTGATACGGTTTGCATGGTTTCTGATGATTTGGACACCAGTGCCTGCTGTGATTGGATATGTTATAGCATGGTTCATTGTACCAGACAAGGAGGAGATCCATGCTGACAACATTAGCACTCGTACTACAACTACAAGCTCCGCTGGTAGTAAAGAATTTCTTGCCGGGTAAAACACTCAGAGACACCACAAGAAATTACATTGTAATACACAATGATGGCGCCAGTTTAAGTGCCACGGCAACTCGCGCCATCTTGAAACGAAGAAGATTGTCCTATCATTATTTCATTTCTCGAACAGGAGAAATACATCAATGGAAAGATTTGACACAGAAGGCGTTACACGCAGGAGTTTCGAAATGGAATGGAATAAGCGATTGGAATACTTTCAGTATCGGTGTATGCTTACAAGGGACAAGCTTTTTACCTTACACGGAAAAGCAATATCAAGCCTTGAAAATATTAGTGAACTATATTAACTTTAGATATCCGGATAGCAAAGACAAACCAATTCTGGGTCATTCAGATGTTGCCTATCCGAAAACACGAAAGAAAGACCCAGGTGAACATTTTCAGTTATGGAGAATATACAATGACATTACCTACGACACCAGCCGACAAGTTAAAGCTCCTTGATGCCTTGAAGGAAATTTCTGCGAGCATGGCAAGAGTAGAAGCAGAACGTGATTTGATGAAGAATGTGAAAAGTGATATTTGTGATGACCTTCAATTGAATAGAAAGGTGTTGAACAAGTTGGCTCGCACCTATCATAAGGGCAACTTCAGCGAGGAAGTTGAGCTTCACAAGGATTTTGAAACACTTTATGAAACGGTGACCAAGAAGGTATCTTGATATGATGATAAAGCTGGATTTCAATGATGTATTGATTGTTCCAAGATTTTCTCAAATCACTTCCCGCAGTCAAGTGGAAGTGGAAACAACAATACGCGGCAAGTGGGGTGCAAAAATTCATGGAGCACCCATCATTGCTGCCAACATGGATGGTGTTGGGACCTTCAGTATGCATCATGCCTTGAAGAAATTCGGCGCCTTCACAGCCATCACAAAGCATCACACCCTGGCTGAATGGGTGGAACAGAAGGATGTAAGTCATGCTTTCATCACAATAGGCATGAATCGTGAAGAGCTCATCAAAGCTCAAGACATTGTTCGTGTTTGGAAGGATAGAGTAGATAATTTTACACCTAAAATTGTCATTGATGTGGCAAATGGGTACATGAATCCCTTCTATTCCTTCATTGCTGAAGTGCGAGATGCCATTCCTGACGCCTTCATCATGGCAGGAACCGTGGTGACACCCGAAGCAGTTGAAAATATTTTACTTCGAGGTGCCGATATGGCACGGGTTGGCATTGGAACCGGCGCGGTATGTACTACTCGGCGTGTGGCAGGTGTGGGATATCCTCAATTTTCCGCCTTGCAAGAGTGCGTTCCAGCCGCAAAAGCGGTTGGAGGTGGTGTGCAAAGTGATGGAGGATGTGTTTTTCCCGGAGATTTCTCAAAGGCCTTGGCTGCAGGTGCAGAAATGGTGATGGCAGGCAGTATTTTTGCCGGTCATGATGAGTCGGAACAAGAAATTCACGATGGAAAAGTCACTTTTTATGGGATGAGTAGTCATGCAGCCCAGAAAAAACACAACCAGGTGAAAAATTATCGAGCTTCCGAGGGACGAGTGGTGCAAATTCCTTACAAGGGCTTAGTGGAACACACCATTGCTGACATTTTAGGTGGAATTCGTTCAACGTGTGCCTACATTGATGCAAAAAATGTTTCAGAAATGAAGGACAAGGCACAATTCATTCAGGTGAACCGACAATTGAACACCAGTTTGGAAAATTACACCATTCGTTAAGACAATTTCACCAAACAACATCCCCTACTTGACAAAAGTGGGGGATTTTGTTATATTACAACATAACCAGGAGGAAACATGGAATCAATTTTTCTTGAATTGGCAAACACCAGTAGTCGTTTAGAAAAAGAAGCCATCTTAAAGAAGCATCACGCCAATGAAACATTGAAGCGTGTGTTGTTTCTTGCTCTTGACCCGTACACGCAATTCTACATTCGAAAGATTCCTGGTTATACTCCAAATTTCACAGAAAGATTTGCCATGCCCTTGTCGAGTGCATTGGAAAGTTTAGATAAAATCATTAATCGTGATGTAACTGGAAATGCTGCCATCCAACATTTGAAAAACATTTTGGAAAGTGTACTTGCCGATGATGCCAAGGTGATTGAACGCATCATTGAAAAGGATTTGAAGTGTGGTGTGTCTGAGGCCACGGTGAACAAGATTTGGCCCAATTTAATTCCCACCTATCCTGTGATGTTGGCATCAGGCTTTGATGAAAAGATTATGAATAAGATGACCTATCCTGCTTATGTTCAACTAAAGCTAGATGGGATGCGTTTCAATGCCATTGTGAAAAACAATAAAGTGGATTTCCGTTCTCGTAATGGCAAGAGCATTGATTTGTTGGGAAATCTGGAACAAGAATTTCTCACAATGGCAAGTGGGCAAGCTGTGGTGTTTGATGGTGAGTTGATTGTCCGTGAACGTTCTGGAACCATCATGAATCGTCAGAAGGGCAATGGCATCTTGAACAAGGCGGTGAAGGGAACCATCTCTGATAAAGAAGCCAACATGGTGGAGGCGGTAATCTGGGACATCATTCCTCTGGAACATTTCAAACTAGGGGAATCTAATCTTTCCTATGAATCCAGATTTGAGATTCTTCAGAATTTGGAAATGCCAGAGCGAGTATCATTGATTGAAAACATTGAAGTGGCATCTGAGGATGAGGCACATCATTTGTTCGAGGAATATTTCTCCAAGGGTGAAGAAGGTATCATTCTCAAGGACATCACCAAAGGCTGGGAAGATAAGCGAGTGAAGCATCAGGTGAAGTTCAAGGGAGAATTGGAGTGTGACTTGCTGTGCGTTGACTGGCAAGAAGGCACAGGTAAGAATGTAGGTAAGTTGGGTGCCTTGGTGTTGGAATCCTCAGATAAACTGGTAAAAGTGAATGTGGGTTCTGGTTTCACTGATGAACAACGTGATAAATACACCATGAACAACACGGTAGGAAAAATTGTTGCTGTGAAATATAATGCAAAAATTCAGGATAAAAAG